GAGGTACAAGCCACAATGAGCATCGCAGGATTGTGTATGATCTTTAACAAAGACACTTGGAAACACTGCAATTTTAAAGAGCATAGCATCCACTTCGATTCGGAATTTTGCTTGGACATCAGAAATAAAGGCGGGAAAATAGGCATTGCAAAGGGCTTATACCTCTTTCACCTCTACCGTTGGGGTCAGCAAGATCCAAAGAGTTACATTAAACACTTACAACCCTAAAAAGTATGACACCGGAAGAACTCGCGATCAAACACTTTCCCTATAATACCTCCTGCCCGATGAAGCGCAAGAAGATCGACTGGCAGCGGGAGAACTTGGCCAAGGACATTAAAGAGCAGTTTTCTGCGATCTCGGCCTTAGCTTCTGCGGTTTCTTCACTAACCGCCCACAGCGGAACGGATTTAGTCTATCATTACAGCCCTAAAAAAGAAAGCAAATGACCAGTTATTTAGAGGTGATTAGTTTAGAGCAAGCAAAAAATTACTTGCGTATTGATGACGGCATGACGGCAGACGATGACTTTATCACGTCGATGATCAAAGCCTCGCTGCAATGGATCGAAGATTACACCCGTCATATTTTGGTAGAGCGTGACTTTACGTTGTACGCCCCGGCGCAAACGAACTGTGAGGGACAGTACATTTATTACGTCTATCATTATCCGATTGTTGCAGCTTTGCCGGACGCCGATAAAACAACAAGAAACCTGTATACAAAGTATTATACGGTTGAAGAAGAACTGGTGATCACGGCCGGATACGATAGTTTAGATTTAGTTCCTGAAGCGATTGTGCAAGCGGCTTATGCCATTCTGCAGGTCTGGTATTACAACAGCGAAAAAACGATCCAAAGCAATTTGGTACCGGATTCGGTGAAGTTTGCCTTAGATCCGTACCGTAGATTCCCTTTATTCTAATTATGATAGCCAGAGAATATACCAAACGGATCGACATTTACCAGGGAACGGAAGAACCGGACGGCTTCGCAGGCAACACGGTATCTTATGAACTCATCGCCAGCAGCTGGGCCAAACTGGTCAATCCGTCCTCCAACAGGTTCACTGATTTAGGACTTTCGGATCTTTCGAACTCGCTGCTGTTCAAAGTGAGGTACAATCCGGAGCTGAACTACAACGGACGAAATTTGGCTTTGAACTATAACGGGGAAACCTACGTGATTCAGTCCATTACGGACCTCGATATGGTTCACCGGGAACTAGATATCTACTGCACGAAAGCGAACCCGGAACTCATCCTGCCTGTTGTTTCGCTTCAGTCCTTTGATTATACCTTAAACTTTACAATCACCAGCTAATGAGTAAAATAAACTACACAGATAAAGTAATTGGTTCCAAATGGAAAGCAGAGGACGCCAACGAGGTAAAGGACTCGATCAATGCTATTTACGACGGCGCTGCTGTTTTAAATCAGGTAGACGAAATTCAGGACGCTAAGTTTAGTATCGGACAGAGTGGGCATATTGGAGGGTACGGGGTAACAGAAACCTTTGTTTCTCCACAAATTACAGGTCATCAAGGGTACACGACGGACGGAACCTATCACTACATCACCGACACGGCTCGAATTGACAAGCGCAATAACGACGGATCGTGGTCGGTTGCTTTATCCAATAACAGTCCATTTACAGGCGTAACGGGCGTGAACCATTTAGGGGATTGCGAGTATGCAAATGGGGTATTATACATTCCGGCTGAAACCTATGGAGGCTGCGGATCGGTGAGCGGTCAAAAGGTACTCACCTTTAATCCGACGACTTTAGCGTTAATCAATCAGTTTGACATCTCCGCGCAAGGGCATGAAGCGTCTGCCATTGCCATAGACGAAGTAAACAATATCGCGTATATCAGTTCGTACTGCGACGGGACAAAGCTGTGGAAATACAACGCGACCACCTTTGCTTATTTAGGGGTAATCACCTTAGAGCGGGAAGTATCCAACATACAAGGGCTATCGTTTTACGATGGTCTGATTTACATTGCCTCTGAACTGGAAGGCATTTACACGTGTACCACATCCGGAGCGTTAACTTTGGTACTGGTTCCTGAAAACGCACTGTTAATCCCAGAGGGAATCACGGTGGTAGGCGGACAAATCAGGTGGCTGATCGACAACAACGCAGTAGGGACAGACTCTAACGTCTATTTCTACGATCCAACCACGGAAGAACAAGGATTTTACACTGACCGTACCGGGGTGGCTCGTTTTGGTGGAGAATTAGCCGTAGGAAGGAAATTAAGCGTCTTTACGGACTCTGAAATCGGAACGGTTAACATCGGATCTAAAGTCGGTTATCCGTCTGCGTTGTACCTGGAAAACGGGACGAACTCAGGCGCATTAACACACGATAACAACACGACCGGACTAAGCAGGAATGCATATATTTTTGCAGGAGTCTGGACTCGTTCTAACATTGCCAAGCCTAGTTTTTCTTTCGTACAGAACGAAGTTACCAATCAATTCCAGTTCCGTTCTGCCGAAGCAGGCGCGAATCCAATCACCTGGACAGACCCGATGACCATTGAGCGCGCTTCGGGGAAGATTACCGTGTCGAACACGACAGACGCTTTGTTTAGCGGCACAGGATCGGTTGCCAACGACCAACTGTTTACAATCCGTAACCTAAACGCCAATGCATCGTCTTCTTTTGTTGCCTTAGACAATACCTTTAATATCGCTTTTACGGCTGGAGTAATGAATTCTACCTCCACGCTAGGAGCTTCCTACGGACTGGCCGGAGAAGGGTTTATTCGTTCTTCTGGCGCTTCTACTGGGCTTCATGTTTCTGCAACCGCTGGCCCAATTCGTTTTTCTGTTGCAGCAGGGACCGAGGTGATGCGCATCTTTGCCTCCACCAGAATGACCATCGGCGGCAGCTTTGACACCGGGTTTAAACTAGGAGTCATCGGAACAGGTCGATACACCGGAACGAATGCAGCGCCTAGTACGTCGGGAAGTCTTGTGAACGGAGCATTACGCTTAGACGCGACAGGAAACAGTACAGTAGCTTTAGATGCAGGGGTTGACGGAACCAATAATAGATCATGGATTCAATCTAGAAACCCAGGTGATTATACGGTGAACAGAGAACTAAGACTCAACCCGAACGGAGGCGGGGTGCTGACAGGTAATAAATCAAGTTCAGCTGATCCAACGACCTCCGATATTCCGGCAGGCATGAATGCCGTATGGAAGAATACTACATCAGGTACGATAAAGTTATGGACAAACGACGGGGGTACAATGAAGTCAGTAGCCTTGGCATAACTGAAGCTTTCGGCAAATATTTTAATTCACATAAGAATTAAATGAATTATATTAGGATACCATGAAAAGAGGACATCCAGTTGGCTAAAGCACGCGTACAAGGAACGAGCAAATTAATTAAGCAGTTGCAAGAGTTTAGCGCAGAAGGTGCTAAGCATGCAGCGGCAGAAGTGGAAGCCACGGCTAAAGACATTTCACTAAATGCAAAGAAGAACGCTCCGGCGAACTTCGGCAAGCTGAAACAAGGGATCGAGCCGGAAAAGATCAACCCGCTAACCTGGGAAGTGATCGCCAACACGCCTTATGCGGGATTTGTGGAATTTGGGACAAGATCAAAAGTACAAGTACCTGCCGAAATGCAGGAGGTCGCCAATGCGATCAAGAACAACCCGAAAGGAAGCTTTGAAGACGGACTTAGATCCATACAAGATTGGTGCAGAGCAAAGGGAATTGACGAACGGGCCGCCTATCCGATATTCATCTCCATCCTGGAAGAAGGGATCGAACCGCGCCCGTTCATGTTTCCGGCCTGGAAACAAGGAGGCGCAAAGCTGGAGGCCAACTTAAAAAAGACCTTAGAAGTCTTGACAAAACGTTTTAACGCTCAAAAATAAATGACAGGGAACCCAAATAAATACATCCGGAAAATGTTCTTCGACGCGATCAATAACCTGAACGTGGACGGGCATGTGATTCCCTGCTATAACAGAAGGGTAACAGGAACTACGGTGAAACCGCATTATGTATTGGTGACGGATCAAGCCAAGCGACAAAAGAAATACACCAAATGCGGGGATAAGTGGGATTGCTCTATTTTATTAGACATCATTACGACGTATCCAGCCACGGGGAACACCGGATCTACTTTGCTTGCTGAAAATATTGAAGAGGCGATTATCAATTTAGAGCCGACACTTAATTTAAGCGGAAGTTATACAATCAACGACAGGGAATTAGTATCATCAGACTCTTTAACGGTGATCGGGACGACCACGAACGTATTCAGACAATTAATCAGATTTAACTATTTCATAACGAATTAATAATTAAAAGACATGGCAGAAACCTTTTTATTAGGCAAGGACGTACTCCTTTATAAGTACAATACGGTGGATGAAGCTTGGGAACCCATCGCCTGCGCGACCAGTAACTCCTTTGGTTCAACGACCGCGTTTAAAGAGTCCATTACCAAATGTGACGAGGCGACCAGACGTGTACCTACGTCAAAAAACTTCACGACTTCCGTAGAATTGGTAGTCAGTACGAAAGCCTCACAGGAAACAGGCAAATCGTATTTGAATGACTTGGAAGACTTAGACGAAACGATGACGAAAGCGGATTACGCGTTTTTATCGTCAGAAGCAACCAATAAGACGATTGAAAAATACTTTCAGGCCTACATCGAATCAATCGACATCACGGCAGAACGCGAAGAAGACGTAACGGCTTCTATCTCCTTTGCGATTGACGGCGGCGTGTCGGCAGTAGATCCATTCCCAACTACTTAATTAATTTTTAACCCATGGGAAAACTACACACAATTAAAGTAAATGAGGTCGAGCATGCATTGAATTTCAATTCATACGCGGTGATGCAGGCCTATAAGAAATACGGCGCGGAAGGACTGGAAACGGTCATGTCCAATGATCCGTTCAGCTTCCTGTTTGACATGCTGAAATTCGGCTTATCCAACAACGGCAGAAAGGAATGGAGCGACGCGGATGTGTACGATCTGATTGACAACATCGGCGGGATCAATTCGGAACTGTTCATTCAAATTTCGGGCTGGATGCGGGAAGCCTTTGAAACGCCGTCTGAGAGTTCAAAAAAAAACGAAGAAGCGGAACAGTAGAGACCTTTGAATT